TTGTTTTAATAAATCAAATGTAAGGGCTTCGCTTATTCTTCTTTTAGGAATCATAAACTCGCTAGTTCCTTCTTTTTTAAATTCTGTAAAAATCTTTTTTGTTAAANATTCTTTTCTCATTACATCTAAAAATTTAATTTGTTCAATTTTTGAAAGAGTACTATACCCAGTTTTATTTTTTTTAGGGTCTATTNTTTTTCCTGTAATGCCAGATACTAAATCTCTAAATTTTTTGTCTGACATTTTTAATTTCTTTTTTCTACCAAATACTTCTTGTCGTCTTACATTTTCAAGTTTCTTTACGCTATCTAAATCTCTTCTCTTTGTAGACCTTGCGTATTTTTCTTTAACAAAAACATCGCCCTCTATAGTAGTTTGAGTTTCTGAAACACTACCGTCTTTCTTTTTTAAATTTCCCTCAACATAAGAAGACTCAACTCCTTCTTCATTTTTTTTCTTTTTAAATTTTACATTGGTAATTTCTTGACCCTTACTGTTTACCCAAATATCTGATTGACTTTCTAAATCAAATTTTTTCTTACCATATATATTAGAATATTCTTTTGCTGTAACGTATGGATTGTCAAAACCAGACAACTCTTTTGCTTTTCTTGTAATGTTTTTTTGTACCCAAAGACCACTAATAGTTCCGGCTGCATGGACATAGTCTTTTGCAGTAGGCATTTCTCCTTCTAATGCGGGGGCTAATGTTCCAAATTGAGCAGTTTCTAGTGCCTTACCAGCAACATTGTAAGCAAGTTTTTGCGTGGCTGTTTCTGGTTTACCTAAAGAACTAATTAATTTATTGTTAAATGCCTTGCCACTACCGGCAGTTACACTACCCAATACAAAGCTTTTACTTGCATCTGCCAATGTTTGTGTTAGGCTTATATCTCCAGTAGATACTTCTTGACCAAGAGCAGATTGAAGACCTCCGTAAAAGCCAAGTGTTGAACCTCCCATAAACCCATTTTCTAAGACTTGGTTATTAACACGTTTCATAGAAGTTTGAATAACTTTTTCTGCAATAGGTTTACTTACGCCATTTTTCATTAAAATTTGAGTGGCTTTTAAACCATTTTTTCCAACCGCCTGTTCAACAGATTCCTTAATAGCTGACTTAGCAACTTTATCTCTTATACCATCTTTAATAATTTTGCCTACTGCGGTTTTTAATCCTTGCTTATAAGCTAACCCTCCAAGACCTCCACCAGCAGTTAATGCTGCTATATCGGTAGGGGTAATAAAAGAAATTAAAGTAGAACCAATGTCTTCAAGAATTGGTATATCTTCCGGGTTTTTTGCATACTCTCCTAGGTCATAAAAACTTTCACCTTTTGCAATATTATAAGTTAATCCTTCAATACTATTATTGTAACCTTGTTTTACCCAATTAGGAAGCCAATCTCCCGGTATAAAACCATAAAGGTCTTTATCTTTTTTAGAAGTTTTTAATGTATTNGTAAGCTCTTCTTTAGCTTGAGGTTCGTATTGCTCTGTTTTGTCTACTGTCTCAAATTGACCNCTTGTTTTNTCGCTATAATATTGAAGAGCATCTTGTCTGTAAGGGTCTTGGTATCTATCTTGATTTGCAACAGCGTTATCTAGTTGCTCGTTATAAGCACCATATATATCATATTCTTCTGGCATTATTTTTTAAAATAAATTNTTGTAATATTTTTTTAACCTATCAACAGAAGTGTTTTTATTTTTTAAAAAGTTTGATACTGTAGANTTAATGTTTTTTTCTTTTACAGTATTAGCTTCCATTTTAGACGCTTCTAGGGCACTAAATAAATTATTAATAATTTCTTTAGCATTAGACTCCATTAACTTTTTTTCTTCTCTTGAAGAACCAGCCTGTCTTATTTGTTTACTAATATTGTCAATTTTTTTATACATAGAATTTAATTGATTATCAATTTTTCTTGCAGATGAATTAAAATCAATTTGATTACCTTTTTCATCTTTAAGGTTTAATTGATTTAAAGAGTCTGATGTAATTGGTTCTGTAAATAAANCATCTGTGCTAATTTTTTCAGATTGACTTGGAACTACTCCTTCCATNTCTGAACGAGTACCNGCACTTACTGGGCTTAATGCAANAGGAGCGGTTGNTACTTCTTCATCTTCAACAAAATCATTAGCTGGATTAAATTCTTCATCTACAATAACCTCTCTTTCTCTATCGTCTACAGCTATTTCTTCTGTACCCGCACCNATTAAAGCATCTTGATTTATATTGTTATCTAATTCATTAAANTGACTTATTATATCAGCNTAATTATTTTGTATGTCTAAGTTATCTTTAAAAGCCTTAGCGTCTTTTTCTTCACCAGTTTCAATTTGTCTTAAAAATTGTTCAGCTAATTCTGGATTTCTATTAACAACAGCTAAATCTTCGTCTTCAATTACGTTTGTATCATCAACTGGTCTTTCTGGAAATCCTTGTGGAGACAATTCTGAATACGCATTGGGGTCAGACCCAGCACTTCTAATTTCTTTTGGGTCTTCTAATGTGCCCATTTTATCTGCATTTAACTTTGGGTATACAAGATTATTTCTGTTATAAAAAGAATTTAAAGATTTTGTACTGATATTATATTCATCTTTTTCATTTTCGTATTGACGTATAAGCGTTTGATATTCTTTTTCCCATTCTGCTGCATCTTGAGCACCTAAATTAATTAATGACGTATTAAGACCAAGTTCTCCTTGAAAGTTTTCTAGGTTTTTTTTTCCGGGAAATGGCAACAACTTAAAACCCTCTGACATTTCTTCTCCCTTTTGGTTTGTTCTAGGGGGAATATATTCAGAATATTCAAGTAACTTAAACTTTGTTTTATCAAGAGTATTGTAATTTGATTGTTGTCTGCTTCGCAAATTAGTTAATTCATTTTTTAAATTATCTGGTATTTGGTCGTCTGGATAATTTTTACCGGAATTAGACTCTAAAAATTTAACCTGTTTAGTAATATTATTAACTTGATTGTCTATTGTTGTTTTTAAATTAGCATCAGAAACAGAACCTTGTATGTTTTTTAAATCATCTCTTATTTGAACCATAGAATTGTATTGTTCAAATTGACCAAGGGTTGTTATTTCGTTAATTTTATCATAATCATCATTTATTTTTTGATAATTTTTATACAATTCATCATTGCTTTTATACATACTTTCAAGGTTATTAATATCTACATCAGTATAATCTGGATTATTAGCAATTAAATTTTTAAAAGTTGAGTATCTTTGATTAAAGGGTGCTTTATTAACAGTATCTAATACAAGCTTTAAATTATCACGAGTTTTTGTATAATTAGCTTGAGATTGCCTAAACTCATTATTTTTTCTTTGTTGTNCTAATTGGTTTNGATATTGAGTTTGTTGAAACTGNCTGTCTTTTGCACGTTCTTCTTTAGCATCATTTAACTGTTGCTGTTGTAAAACATACTGGGGTATTTTATCTAAAAAATCAGCNAGGGTTGTATCATAACCAGAATCTAATATACTTTTTACTCTTCCATTTGCCATTAAATATCCCCTTCATTTTCTTCGCTTGGTTCTGGAATATTTTCTTCTTCCATATATTCAGCGAGTTCCCATTCGCCATAACCACCAAAGTCTCTCCAAATATAAGTTCTTCCATCTTGACCCTTTGCTTCTTGTCCAAGGTAACCATTAAAAGAAGGTTGGTTGGCGGTAGTGCTAGGGTCATACCCAATACTTGAATTAGACGTATATCTATAATCAGACTCATCTAATTGAGATACGTCTTGTGCTAGTGTATCTTGGTAAGCTTGATTAATATTATAAACATCTTGTTGTAAGTCTAAATAAGATTGGTCTTTTCTTAATCCTATTTCTCTTTGAGTATCTGCAAAATCACGAGTTAAAGATTTTCTTATATTTGTCATTTGACTTAAAGAATCTCCTGTTCCTCCAAATCCAGAAGCACCAGCACTTGTAGATGGTATAGTTAAGTCTTGTAAAGATTGAGCACCTTGTCTTTGTGCTGTTTCATTTGCTTGTTTAAACCCTTCTTGCCTTAAATTATATCCTTCAATAGCTAAATTTTGAGCCATTGGGTCAAAAGTAGATACTTCTGCAAGAGCATCACCGCTTGTTATTTCTATTCCTAAATCACTTAATGTATCTGCTTGTGTCGTATATGAAAATGGGTCAAAGTCTATACTGTTATCAGCGTGATAGCCTCCGTGTTCATATTTTTTTAAAACTAAGTCTAATAAATTTGGCATTTTAATTATTACCTAACATAGCTAAAAGATTGTTTATGTTAAAAGAATCTTGAGGAAACAATCGTTCTTTAGCCCTGTTTCTGCTTTGTTTTAAAANATCTTGGAAATAACCTTTTTGTGGCAACCCTAATTCTTTTCTCCCTTCTGGAGAGTCATAATATAAACGCTGTTGATTTAGAATAGCCTCACTAAATTCATCTTCAAAATTAAAATCGCTAACGTCTGCATCTGGTAATATATCCGCATCAAAACTTGCTTTCGTAAAACCGGGTTCCAATCCACTTGAATAAGCGTCTACAGAAACTGCTTCGTCTCTAAGACCTTGAAAAAGAGGTGCTTGTAAAGCCTCTTCTACTGAACCGGGAGAATAAGAAAATTCTGTTGCTAATGGGGCATCTCTACCAGTTAAGTTACCAAATGTTGTTGATGGGTCAAATCCAGATTTTGGTTGTGTAATACTAGAACTTAAATCTCCATATNCACTCATATCTAATATTGAAGTTCCTACATCTGGATTAACTGCGTCAGACGCAGTTGTTATTTCACCGCCAAATGATTGAGCATAAGATGGTATTAGTGCAGCTCCAGTTGAAGAGCCAAGACCAGCTCCAGTTAATTTTTGCCCAAACTTTCCAGCACTTCCATAAATACCACCAGTTTTATCTAACCCGGCTGTTAATCCAGCCTTTACACCAGATATTACAGAATCTCTACCAAAGGCATCTGTAAACGCATCTTGTGCTACTACCTGTCTATCAAGACCGCCCTCTCCAAGAAACTCACTTCCACCATAACGCATATCTTCATCAATGTCAACATCTTTACCGTAACCTTTTTTCTTTCCTAGGTAAGCACCCCCCGCAGTTCCTAAACCCGCTAATATAGCTAAAGGTAAACCTACTGGAGTAAAACCTAAAGCACCAGCTAAAGCTGGAATACCTAGTCCACCAGCTAATCCTCCAAGTGAGCCAAGAAAAGTAGACTTACCCGCTTTTTCATTTGCGGCATCAAGTTGTTTTTGTGCATAAGTTGCAGCTTCTCGTTTACTCTTTAATCTTCTTAGGGCAGCCATTGCTGGAGAAACCTTTCCACCATTTGCATAAGGCGTTGGTTTAAGTGCGTGTCCTAGTAATGTGTTCATAATTTCTCCTTTAAATATACTAAACTATACATAATATCTTTTAATGTTTTTTTAAGCCTATATAACCACCATATAACGCATCATCTGTAGCAGTTGGTGCCCAGTATATAACTAAATATTGTGTTGAACCAGAAGGAACGTTAATAGAAACTTCTCCTCCAATCGTACCTGTTCCAGCCGAAGCAACCGTTGCGTTTTCAATATTGGCTTTGTAAGCAGTTACTACGTTGTTTGTATCGCTACCATAAAGATAAAACGAAATAGCGTTGTGACCTTTTGGAATTTCATAACTAGCATAAGCCTCAAGGTCTGCGTGATTAGCGACAATGCTACCTCCATTATCTACTACTTGTAACGGTCTTGCAGAATCATCGTTTCCTAAAAAATCTGTAGGAAATATTTTAATAGTGTTGTAACCTTGATAAAAATTTTTATTTACAGTAAGGTTTCCAGTTACGTTTAAATCTCTTTCAACATACTGGTCTCCGTTGTCAGACATAAAAGATTTCCATAACTTACCAAACTTTTTTTTATACAAAGCTAATTGTCCGTTTGGTTTTCTTTCTATTGCGGTTTGTCCATCTACCATAGAATTAATAGCGGGTTTACCCGAATACTCTAATGAGCTTTGTTTGGTGTTAATTAAGGTTCTTATTAGTCTATCTTCTGGCATTAAGAAACCTTCTTTGACCTTAATGTTCTATATTCAATAGTCATATCGTTTATTTCATAAGCTCCAGCACTAGGAGGGTCAAATTGAATTTGTAAACTTTGACAAGAAATAGGAGAAGAGGGTGTTAGTTTTAATACATCCCATGTGTCAGAAGTGTTGGCAAAGTTTCCTGTGAAAGTTCCACCTGTTCCACTAAATGCTTGTTTACCGTCAATAGCGTATTTAAAAGGAGTTGTTTGTGAAGCACTTGATTTATATGTAACGTAAACAGCGTACACTTTTTTTATTAAACCGGGGCTACCAAAATCAATATCTTTTGTAACAAACTCTTGTCCGTCTTGAGAAGTAGTTACTGGTATGTATTTAAAAAACTCTACTGTACCGCTACTGTTTATTCCCACCGATAAATTGTTATTCCAATCAGTTATAAAATTTGTATATAAACCATCGTTTGTAAATAAGTTTTCATTAAACACCCATGAGCGATTATCAAAATCATATATCCAAGCTTGATTAGAATTATCTGATGCGTCTTTAGGGCTTCTAAACATAATTAAAGAATTGTTTGTAGAGTCATAACCAATTTGAACATCTTTTTGTATAGCACTTCCTCTATACCAAGAAGACCAATTTACATTAGTTGTTTTATAAGATGATTCTGATATAGCTATATTTTTTTCTGTTAAATTTTTTGTTGATTGACCGTCATATAAATAACATCCATTGTCAGAAACCCAAGCTATTCCATATTTTGTTTTTGCAACACTATAAGGGTATTTAACTCCGTAATATTTTATAGTGTCTTCTAAGTACCAATTAGAAACACTAGGACTTGTAATATTAATAACATGGACTAAATTGTTTTTAAAAGCCAATAATCTATCTGCATAAGAAGCCAATGCAGTATATTCTCCATAGTCACCAGAAGACACATCAATATAGTTGTGACTTAAAAAAGTATCAAACTTATTAATTTCACTATACATAATCCTGTCACCGTGTTTAACTACGTCTCCAGACTTGCCTTTTAATCTTACGTTAGCAACAAAAGCTCTTCGGTTTGCAACAACAGAGGCTTGATAACCTTCGTTAATACCACCAATAGAAACAAAATTTACATCTGGGGAAAACCCATTAATAGATGTGTATGTATCTAGGTTAGGAGATTTAGCGTTTCCTACCGTATCTCCAATAACCGCAAATCCCTTACCTGTAGAGGCTGTCCAAGGAACGTGGTCTCCATCAAGTGTTGTTCTAACGCCCTTAACAATGTCTATATCGGCAAAAAGAGTTAAATCGTCACTACTATCTGCCTTTCTAATATAAATCCTTCCTCCTGTAATTCTAGCGTTATATACTAAATCTGCATATATAGAAACTTGCATAGCTTTATCTAT